TCCTAGCGATTTCGTCGATTCGATCCGAAGCACGCACGCTACCGCCGCCATAATATGTTCTTGCCCTGTTTCTGTCATCTCTGCGGTTTTCTCTGTCTTGCTGAAGAATCCGCATAATATTCTCGTATAAAGAAGCACTTAGCTGGTATGGGTCACCTATGTCAGCCACGCCTGCCTTTTCTGTAGACACGCCGGTTAGACCTTGCCCTGTAGCAGAGGGAGTTTCTGTAGGCATACCAAAGCCACCGCCACCCCCAGTTTGTATAGTAGAACCTGCTTCTATGGTAGAACCATTGCCACCACCAGCTACTATATCCGAAGCCCCACCACCTGTGGTTATTGTATCTATATCTGAACCGCCACCACCTGTGGTTATTGTATCTATATCTGAACCGCCACCACCTGTGGTTATTGTATCTATATCTGAACCGCCACCACCTGTGGTTATTGTATCTATATCTGAACCGCCACCACCTGTGGTTATTGTATCTATATCTGAACCGCCACCACCTGTGGTTATTGTATCTATATCTGAACCGCCACCACCTGTGATTATTGTATCTATATCTGAACCACCACCACCAGCTACTATATCCGAAACCCCACCACCTGTGGTTATAGTGTCTATAGTTGCACCACCACCTGTGTTTATAGTGTCTGTGGTTGCACCACCCGTAGTTGTTGTGGTGTCTGTGGTTGCACCACCGTTTGTGGTTACAGTGTCTGTTGTACTACCGCTATCGACAGTATCAGCCCCAGTAGAACTACTTCCATCGTCTTTGCCTCCACCAAATATGTCTTTTAGCTTCTCAATAATGTCTGTAACACCCAGACCTCCAGTGGATACAAGAACAGGAGCGCTAAACGGGCCTCCCCCTTCTGTGTCTTCTTCAGTACCACCAGTTTGTGTTGCTGCTCCGCCGGTTTGAGTCTGAGTTGGGGTTTGAGTTTGAGCGCCGGGAGGGGCAGGAGGGCCAAATATGCCGGAATCCTCCAAAGCCTCAAGTATGTCGTCTACAGGTATCCCAGTACGCCGAGCTATTTCCTCAAGTCCTACGTCTGTAATGGTGACTTTGCCACCTACTTCTTGTCCCGCCCCAGCTTTGATAATGTCATCTAGTACAGGGATACCCGTGGATACGCCTGTGTCTACAATTATACCGCCGGGAATCCTATAACTGCCTGTATATATGCCGGTGTCAGTGCCGGGAATATTTGGGGCTTCGTCCCCCCATACGACCGTAGTTGTAGCCCCTTGCGGGCCAATTACAGTGCCTACTTTGCCTCCGTAGGGGGTATCCTCTTTTGGGAAATCTAAGCCTCGTGCGTTAATTTCGTCTACGTACTTAGCAACTTCTTTTTTGGCATCAGAAATATCCCCAAAAACTTCGTCTAGGTAATCCTGCCCCTCTTTAGTGTATGTCCCAGTACCGGGCAACGTCCTCGGCTGTCCTTGTACATACTCAAGACTAGCTACTGCTTCTTTATATCTGTCTATAAGGTCTTCATTCGACAATTTACCAAGCGGAGTACCAGACGGGGCCGCTGCAACTATGGACGCTAATACTTCTTCATCCGTCTGTTCGGTTAAACCCAAAGAAGGAAGAGGCGCACCAAAGGGCCCACCAAAATCAAGTCCAGCTTCTTTCGCGGCACCCAAAGCGAGCGCGTTTTCCATGTCATAGAATGTTGTTGTATCGTCCCCAACTAGTTTGCTTGCATCTGCTTCGGACACACCCTGTGTAACTAGTCTGTTTTTAACAAGCTTTTTTAACTCAGGTGATAAAGTTTTAGGGTTTACTTCATTCAGCCTAATTGCTTCTATTATATCGTCTGCTTGCATACCCTCCGTAGGCGCAGCAGAGCCTTCTCCAAATATAAACTCAGAGAAAATGTCATCAGGATTACTTGCTGTAAATAGCAAGTCGTAAGGATCATACCCTGCGCTTGACGGCTTTTTAGTTGTGGTCGTTATTTGGCGAATTGGTTCAGCCATATCTCACCTACGGCAGTGTCTCAGGCAGTGCTGAAACAAAAATTACGGTTACTAGCGTAGACGGTATGGCAGGGCGGGGGCTAACTGCTGGTTGAGAGTCAATAACTATAGTTGTATCGTCTGTTGCCCACATAAGTTCTATGTACTGCCCTGCTTGTACGTCAATCGTAAAGCTGTATTCAAAGTCATCTACGCCACCAGAACCTGCCACAACATGCTGTCTGGCAGTAGTAGCTACGTCTACTCCATCTCTTCGCACCCAGAAAGACAACTCTTTAGAGCTGGCATTGGTGCTAGTAAGTTCTACGGAAAGCTCAAAATTGTAAACCCCTGAGTATATTGGGGTTATTTTGGTTTTAGGCGCACCCTCTACGCTTATTGCTTCTCCTAAATACGTATTCTCAAACTCCAACGCATATGCTGTATTGATGGAGGCCGCAGTCTGATCGGTAGTAGAAAAGAACTTACCGTTCGGGGACTCTATAAACTGACCACCAAATTCACCGGTTACCAAGTTTACACTGTTTGCTAACCTGTTGAAAAACAAACGCAAAATATTATTTAGGTCATCTAAATATCTTCGCAGTGTAGTTCCCGTTGGCGGTATGGGTAGGGCAGGATTCTCTACCTTACTTACGAGGCGCTTAGCCACTAGCCTCTCCTACCGTCAGGCCGCATATCCATCCTAGGTGCGCCCAGTTTCCACGTTACTCCTAGCTCTGTAGACTCAATCTTGATCGACATCTGCCGACCCCGTACCCGTGTAAATACCTGCCCTGTAAACTCTTCTACAGGAAATACGGCTGTTCTGGTGACCGTTGCACTGCTGTTGCCCCCGACCGACGCTGGGTTATACCGTCCAGAACCTGAGTTTTCCAAGGGATTCAGAGTCATGGTAGCCGCAGGAGAATCTGCTGTAGAGCCGTCAAACGTCATATCAGGCAACATGCGGTTAATCAGCATAAACCGGTCGCCATCGTCCAGATCGAACTGTGCCGAGGTAATATTTGCTGTAAATGCTGTAGGCGTGCCGGTCTCGTTATCATCCACACCTTTCTCGTGGTTAACCAGTTTGTTACCAAAAGTAGCAGCTATAGGAAAATCACGTAAATCAGCATCAAGCCACGCTGAGCGAGACAAATTACCGTAATACCAGACGTTTTCGACGTAGTTATACACCACATACCGATCATTCTGTGTAGCCCCAGCAGAGCAGTAGAACCACCATATCTCATCAAACTGCTCGTTAGAACCACAGACTACCTGATCTGCTTGGCCTTGGTTAAAGTCATCAAATATATAGCTACGCACGTCACAAGGTAGTGTTTTAACCGTACCATCATAGTAGTAGAACGTGTTCAGACCCATCCAATAAGCAATATTGTTTGAGTACACAGCCGCATTCGGGCTAGCTATGGTGATGTTTGAGCCTAGAAGCTGCGCTCCCCATACCTCTGGAGCACCCAGATACTGGAGGCCGTACAGGGCCGCATCTGACCAGACTAATATTTCCTGTCGTGCTTGGATAGCATCAACGATTTCTGTACCGTCTGATAGCCGTAAACTACCCGCTTGGTTAGTCGCGGCAGGTGTCCAATTAGCCACGTCCTCTTGGTCAGACCAACGAATTAACATAGGATCAAGTGTAGAGGTGCCTATGTCATTAGCCCCAAAACAGAACGCAAAGCGGAATATATCTGATACAAACGCTAAATTTACTGTAGTAGGTACATCAGACGCTCCACCTAAAGAACTGACGTATACGCCCCGTGTACCGACCCCAGAGCTTGCATCCCAGTACAGTGGTGCCCCACCACGGTGGGCAAAGAACAAGTCCTCACCAAAGTTGGATTGACTCCAGATACGCATAGGAGCCAGTGTTGTACCACCTGTACCCCACGTTCCAGACCCCCAACGCCCCGCACCCCAACCGGAAAACGGCACTTCAATCTCATTACCTGTATTGATCTGGTAGGCACCTACGACAGAAGCTCCACCGTTGCCTGTATCTGATGCGTTAGCCAGAACCTCGTTGCCGCTAGTGTCCTTGGCCTCAATTGTGTAGGAATCTTCGTTAATTA